TTTGTCGACAAGCTTTTGGTCGTATCCAGAAGCCAACATAACTGGGTATGACGAGATAGTTCCTGGCCAAATTTTATTAACGGTTGCTTCGGAGACTCCGCAACGCATGTCTTTTGCAATAATACGCTCAATGATTTTTGCATCTTCTTTACTCAGTGATCCTAAAATAAATTGTAAATGATTAATTGCTGCATGACCTGTCATGACCCTATCAGATAAAACACTAAGGCTGTCTAATGCTTCTGGCAGGGACTTACGATTGATATCTGCAGCTGTATCGTAACTTGGGATTTTTCTGATATAAAATTGAACAAAAGGATCTAATGCTAGTTTAAACACTCGCTTCAATAGATCATTGTTCTTATTTTTTATAAGAATCGCTTCTTTAGCCAACCGAGAATTATCGGATGCTAGTTGCTCAAAAATACTAAAGACGTTACTCATGATTACTCCTTAATGTCATTATTATAACACCTTTACTGGAGAAAGTCAAGCAATTTTTTCCAAAAACGGATTAAATTGTGGGGATAATGTAAAAACCAAAGTATATTTAGAATCCTCGGCTAATAATTTTTGTTTACTCTTTTCAACAGCATCTAAAGTCGAATAAACACCGACAATAACCTTTTTCTTGACTCTTTTAATTGCGTCGAGATATTTTACTTCTAGGATATATTGATTAAACATTATGTACGAACCCATTCTTTCTGATTAGGATCAAATTGAGCGAATCCTTGACCTTCGTAAGCATCTTCCACAAAGTCTAGATTACCACCAAAATGAAATCCAACCCCTCGTAAAAACATTTGAAAGTCTTCTAATACATCGTGAATATATTCTTTGTCTGTTTCAAATGTGACTTTTTCTCCAGAATCGTGTTCTGCAATAAATGTGAATTTAGGCATTTACTTTACTCATAGATGTTGTATTGGTGATAGCTTGATACATTGATTCAAACTCTTCGTGTTCTTCAATTTCTAAACTGAAATTTTGTTTATGATAAACTTTTGCCATTCGACGGAATGTCTTTTTAGACAAATTTTGTTTGTCGCAAATTTCTTTAATAGCCTCACGAATAAACTCTCGTTCGCCTTCCATTCGAGACATAGATGCACTAATTTCTTTCATGCAATCTAAAATGGCTTTGCGATCTGCTGGACTGGATGGGATCATGATAAATTTTTCCTTTCAATATCTTCCTCAACACAATTATTTCCATATTGGATTTCTACAATTTTCAATGGCATATCAGTTTCATTACAAAGCTGATGCCATTCAGTTTTACTAATATGAAGACTATCGAATTTTTGATATACTCCATATAGCTCAACATCTGTGCTATTATCTATTGTATAGACAGTAGCTGTTCCTTCAGCAACAAACCAATGTTCTGCTCTATCTTTATGTCGTTGCATACTTAAACATTTGCCTGGGTCTACTGTAAGTTCTTTTACCTTAACCTCAGTATCTTGTTCGTGTAAAACTCTATAGTAGCCCCATTGTCTAGGTGTTTTTGGTGCTTTCCATTCTTGAAGAATCCAAGAACTAGAATTCATCTTATCTGTACCACCTACACCAAATTCAAATGACAATCTTTTATCCTCAACATCCATTTCTGGAATATTGTCTTTGCCTCTATCCCCACCATTCGCAAAAACAATTTCATCGTTTGGCCATGTCTGTAGTGCCAACTTAATTGCATTTTTTGCGCTACCATCGTCATCATTGAATGTGATTACATAATCAACCATTTTAAGATTTTTGACGATTGCCATTCTTTCTTCCATCGGCATAAACGGACGACCCTTTTTACGAGTTAGCCATTCATCAGAATTTAATCCAACAACCAGCGTGTCACCTAGTTCTTTTGCCAATTTAAAATATGACAGATGTCCTCTATGGATAGGATCAAATCCGCCTGTAACTAAAATTATTTTTGCCATTAACGCCTCATACTTGAAATAGATTTAGCCTCATCATCACTAAAGATAGGAACGGCATTAGACTTATGCATGGTTCCTATGCCTAGCATTTTGGTGCCTGTATATTTTGGGATTTGTTTTACTGATGCAATACCATCGCCAGTATTTCTACTTGGTATATGCTTTGTACTACGATCTGCTGGGATCGATAGTTTATAACTAAGAGTCTCTGCAGCTAAGGCGCGGATACGTTTCTTCTCATCTTGTTCAACGCCCTGTCGCTTTAACAGTTCTTTCCAAGACTTATCTAACTCACGTGATCTTTTTGCCTCTTCTGCAGATTTAAATTTCACTTTGCCTTTTTTCTTTCCGTTAGTAGAAAGCCAAGGACCTACGATGTGCATTGTCATAAGAACTCCATCACGATTAACATAATATAATTATAACACCTTTTTCAATACTTGTCAAATGCTCTGTATTGATATTCTGTCCGATTTCTCACATCATACTGAGGTTCGGGCAAGAACGAACCTTGGTCTGACCATTGCTCTTTATCTACAAAATCTTGTTTGTCTTTGAACAGGGTCAGGATGCGTTCAAAGATTCGGATTTTTTTGCTTTAGATTCTCCTGCAGGCTTTTTGATTGGTGCAGGTAACAATCCAGGGAAGGCATCTCTTACTAGTTCTTCTTTTAGCTGTTTATATTTTGTTTGTAGTTTTCTATCTTTGGCCAAAAGAATCGCTTCTGCTTCTGACCAATGGATGCCTTCTAAAAACTGAATAAACAGTTGTTCTTTTCTCTGTTTGGTTAGATTAATATCTTTTTGCAACCAAATATAAAATCTACGAAACTCTGTATAGAGATTAGTTTCAGAATATCCTACTGGTATTGATGTATCTTTCTTGAACGGTGGTTCTCCCTCGGGCAAGTACACAGTAACATTAGGATCGTAGTTAATTTGTAGAATTCCTCTTAATACAGGATGATCATATGCTTGCAAAAGTTTAACTCTTGCGTCTTTGCTTCCTGCTTTTTCGATTTCATCAAAAATTTGTGGTACGGTAGTTTTCATTAAAATTCCTCAATTAATTCTAGCATATTTTTCATTTTATTTTCAACAAAAAATGTTAGTAATTTACTTTTATCTTTCTTAGGTTGATCTTCAAAACTATTTATAATAGCACTACTAATTTTTTGTGGGATGCAGTCAAAACTAACTAAGTTACGATTGCGTTCATAGTTAGTTTTAAAATCCATATCCTGTGGCATTTCATCTGGTTCTTTATACCACAAATCTACTTTATCTGATCTAATAGCTTTTTGTCGTGTACCAGTAACAATGCTATCGTCTGCGGATAATACGTTAGGGATACCGTCACCTTTGTCACCTCGGATAATATGATCAAACAAATATTTCTCAGGGCTCATATCGGACTTAACGAACTTCTTTTGTATAGGAGAGAACTGTTTTACATTCTCATACTTTTGAAGTTGAATAAAGTCATGATCTCCTGATAATACTAAGAACGGCTTAGGTTCATCAAATAGGACACTGCTAGTATCGTTGGTCTGAGACCATTTTGCCAATACTGCAATAACATCGTCGGCTTCTGCACCTTCGACATTAATAACCTTATAAGGAAAGAATACATCAATCTCGCTACGAATAAGATTCAATGCATCAAAAATTTGTTTCCAATCAAGACCAGAATCTTCCCTTGCCTTTTTACGACCTGCTTTATAGTATTTAAAATACTCGCGGCGCCAATACGATTGATTATCGCATGCAATAACAATCTCGCCAAATTCTTTGCCGAATTTTTGTTTGTAACTTCTGATAGAATTCAGAATCATATGACGTAGAAGTGGCACTTGCACCTCGATGTCTTTTCGGTTACCTATTTCCATCATCATATTTGAGATGGCAGTTTGGTTAAAGTCAACTACGATCATAATATTAAATTTAAGTTAGTGTTACTGAGATATTGTTTAGTGACGGACTCACGGTTGTATCTGAAACAACTACAGTGTTTCCATAGCCATCGTAATAGGCATTGCCCGATTCATTTTGAGCTTGTATAGCTGCGGCATATACTGCGACCTTTTCCTTGACATTAGATTTTAATGTTAGGTCATATACAGAATTTCCACAACCTGTTAATAAATTAAACACCATTTGTGTTATTTGAGATTGAACTGCGCTTCTAATTGCTGCCTTATTTACTTGTTGTAAATAATTGGTATTCAAACTGTCTATGGTAGATTTAAATGTTGCTAATGCTGTAACATAATCACCATATCCAACCGCATCTAAAAGTTTTTCTTTAATAGCAGCAATCGCATCACCGTTTTTCAGCGAATCAATTAATGCTTTCAAATCAATATCCGGAACATCGTCATTGGGAGTACATGCAGAACCTAATAAGTCTTGTAAAGAACAACCGCCAGCAATCGCAGACCCAGACTGTGGACTTATACCTACTAGTCTATCGGTATTTGTTTTATATGTTTGCATTGTCGATTTAGTTGAATTTAGTGCAGCAACTTCTGCAACCAAATCGGCTCTATCATCTGCAATAGTATCAAACCCGGTTCTCGGTGTTGTTATTGGAGAAACCGGTGCATCTATACCATCAATCCTAGTTTGTGCAGTTGTAATTTTAGTATCAATTACTGATATTGTTTCATTAAGTACTGTACCTAAAGGGTTTTGATAAAACTCTCCAGCTATACGTTCCATAGTATCGTCAAAATCACTTGCCGCTTGCTGAGCAGCGTTGATAGTTGCTGTTACTGTGTCTATCAGAGTTTTAATTTCTTGCAACCCTGCAGGCAATATGCCTGTACGAGTTGTTATTTGTTGCGCACCTTGACTTAGCTGCGAATATACTTGTTGTAACGGATTGCCACCAATCTGAGATAGAATGATCTTAATTAGTTGACAATACGATAATTTTAAACCTGCCATATAGTTACCTCACTATTTTTAGAATGATTGTATCTATATTTATCCTACCATTGACTGCTTGTTCCTTAGATTTGATATTATCAATAAAGGATCTCAATTTTACTTTACCAGAACCCATTAGATCTTTAATTTGTTCTTCGGGCTTTCTTAGTGTCTTTTGCTTAGATTTTTCCGGAGACCAATTTTGTAAAGTTGTACCTTTAACAGTCATGCCTTTTGTTGATTCGGATGTGTATACAGATAATTTACGTGTTTTAGTATTGAACAACCAAACCTGTTCTGCACCTACAAGGTCAAGGGCTTTAGCAGATACTAGTCCTAGTTCTTCGTCTTTGAGTTTATATTTCAAACTCTTAACCTGTGCAATTGCAGGTTTTTCTCTAGTTGCTCTAGGCTTACGATTCGCTTTCTTGAACTGCCCATACTTGTCAGTATCTTCTACAATCGATTCAAAGAATTTTACAATACGTTTTAATTTACGCTTGTCAAAATTCGAATAACCTTCGACAACTTGAGAGTCTTTGCTCTCAACAACTTCTTCCCATTGTGCCAATTTTTTAGCTGCCCAGGTTTTAATTTCTGGTACATATGGCGCAGGGATTTGATTGCCCTTTAAATGATTGTAAAGATTGAAGTCTTTATCTTCAGTGCAGAAGTCATCTACATAACCTTCAAGTTCACCGATAAATTCAGATGCCTTTTCTTTAATAGCATCTTGAATAGATGGGCGCTTACTAACTTCTGCGACTTTTACTTCTTTTACTACATTGGTCTTTGCATCCAATCTTTTCTTACCTAGCAAAAGTAGTCGATTCAATTCTTGATTAAATCCATCAAGATGATCTTTACGAATATTTGCACCTTGTAGTAACATACGAGCCATCCAGCCATATGTCATGTGCACATCTTTTTCTTCAACCTCAGCAAAAATCTTAGATGAGGTAGGCATATTATGCTTTACATATTGTGTAAAGTATTTGTAAGCATCTACTCTAGTTTTATCCGTACTATACCAATTATTGATTTTCATCAATGTAATAGTATAATTATCTGCAGATGGGTCTAATTTAGAAACCAAAGGTTCAGATGATAGAACTTTGCTTGCATCATGCTCACGTTTAGTAGCCATTTATTCTCCGATGTTGAAGTGGATATTTGTGATAGAGTCAAATCTACAAGACCGCCATTCTTGTTTTTCTAAATCGAAAATTGAAAGAACATCGTCGTTAACCTTTCGGACACGCTCTGTTTTCTTTTCAATAACCGGCAGTCTGGATTCCTCTAAGGTACATTTCATTTCCCTTATTGTACCATCTTTCTTCTCGAAAGTCAAATCTACAGTGTTCGTTTTAAGAACACCGATAACCCATTCACGAAAAACTTTTTGTTCTTTGGCTGGCGCTTGTTTATACCAACCATATCCTGCATTAGTCTGCAGTAACAATTCTTTTGATTTCGAATTCATCATATACAGCTTTCAAAATTGATTCAACTCTCTTGTCTACATGGTAATTATAACAGGAAATGGTGTGCCTGTCAAGCACCCCCTCAATACCCCTTTTATCAAAAAGGTTATTCGCTTTTTCCGTTATTGGTAGAGGATTTTGAATATCTTCATAATCATAAAATAATACATGATCCCATAGATTTACGATATCTCTATGATATTTTAGCGAACGGGGAATAATAGGAATTCCTCCAGTAATCAAAGCATCAAATATTCGAATAGGAGCATCATTTAATACTGGAACGATCCAATGTGTTTTATGACTACACCATTCTTTAAATCTATCTAACATATCTCTGCTGTGATATGATCCATCGACTAGTTTCACGCTTGGTAATGTTTGATGTAGAATAGTTAAATTCTTTTGACGTAGTGGAAACTGAGGATATTCAATATGAGTACCTAAAGGTTCATTTACACGATTAACTGTTTGTAAAATTAAATCTTTATGTTCTTCAAGATAATCTCTAGACCATTGAATAGTG